GGGGTATACTTGAAGATAACTGGTTGGTTGCAAGTTCTACAAATGAATTTGGATTTGGAACCATTGCTGAAGGAGACACGATTAGAAGAAATTTTATTGAAGCTCCTGACGGATGTGGAACTGATTGTAACGGGATAAAACCGGGAAATGGTTTTTATATTTATAACAATATAGTTGAAGGATTTGACAGGGCAATTTACACGAGATATCATAACGTGAATATTTGGAATAATATTTTCACAGATGTAATCAGAGCTATAGATTCATATGCTGATGATAACAACACTATAGTATCAAAAAATAATTTATTCAATAATTGCAATTATTATTATTATATACATCAAAACGTTGTTTTAACATCCGATTATAATTTTTTTGATAGCATAGGATATTGGCGAGAAGGAACTTCAAGTGATTTAACACTTGAAGACTGGCAAATGAACGGGTATGATGCTAATTCATTTTGTAATATACCTACATTTATAGATACTATTAGATATCGACCTTTATCTACTTCGTACCAGGTTGATTCGGCAACATCAGTAACATGGGTATTAGATTTAGATCATAAAACTATCCCTAGTGGAATTGCTGGTGATATTGGTCCTTATGAATATCAACTTGTTACTTTTGGACCTAAAGAAATTTTATTGTACGATAGAAAGTATAAAGAGGGAAATCGAATTATAATTTTTGATAGAAAATTCAAAGGAGGCTCCGAAATAAAAGTTCATAATACTAAATAAAATGAGTATAGAATTTGTTAGTCTTAATAGTATAGTTAATGATCTTTTAAATATTGTTAGAGGATCAAAGTTGAATTCTAGTGAACCTATATCAAAAAGACAAATTGAAGCTTGGATACATCAATATAGAGCTTTTCTTTTAAAAAGGGATTTAGATAAAAATAAATTTGTTGATACAGACTATATTCAAAATATTCCTTTTAAATTAGTAAAAGAGGATTTGGCTGGCAGTGATACTACTATTTCAACTGGAAAATATATTTATAGAACTTCTTTAAATGTTCCTAATACGATAGATTTAAATTTTAAATCAGGTATAACCCATGTCGGGGATTTATCAGGTAATGAAATACAGCTTTCAAATGGAGTTAGTAGAACTAATCATCAAAAATATAAAAAATATACTTCTAACGATGTGATAGCTTATTTGAAAGATAGATATATATATCTTTATAATAATAATAAAGGTTTGCAATATATTTTAGTTAGGGGAATATTTGAGAATCCTGTTGAAGTTTATGAACTTACAAATCCTTTAACTAATCAAAGAGTAGCTTCTTATGATGATAAATATCCTATTCCTATGGATAAAATCCCAGTTCTTAAAGAGTTAATTCTAACTAAAGAGTTGGGGATAGAGGCTGTTTCTCCTAGTGATAATAAAGGAGATTCTAATAGTAAGTTTGAACCTAATATTTCTAAGTAAGTGGCTTTTTTTAGTAGAGGATCAAATAAGATAAAAAGTCCTTATACTGTTAGGCATATGTATAAGGATTATATAAAAAATTTAGAGAAAGATAGTCCTTATTATATATCATATTCTACATATGTTAGATTGACTACTTCTTATTTTAAAAAAATTATTAATGTTATTTTAGAAGATTCTGATAAATTTAAGTTAATAAGTGGATTAGGAACTTTTCAAATAATTAAAAAGAAAATAAAACCTGAAAATCAAGTTAAAAGATTTTATAGTACAGATTGGCATACTACTTTAGAATGTGGTAAAAAAGTTACACATTTAAATGAGCACAGTGATGGATATAAATATTTATTTTACTGGAATAAAAGAAATGCAATGACTAAGAATATATCCAAGTATAGATTTATTCCTACTAGAACTGTAAAGCGTACTTTAGCTAAATATATTAAAAATAGATTAAAAGATTATTTTGAGTATGATTTATAAACAAATTTCTTCTAAACGGATAATATCAAAGGTATTAACGGATTCAAATATTCAAGAAGAAACCGTTCGTATTTCTGATATAGTAGAGTGGATTGGAGAAGCTGTAGAAAAGATTGGAGGGTTTGGTCAATATAATATAAAAGTTGCAGGGAAAGAAGGCGAACCTTTACTAACTGTAAGCAATTATCAGGCAGAGCTTCCAGACGATGTTTATAGAATATTAGGCATTGCATATTCTACTTCTCCTACTGGTAATTTTCTTCCTCTTAGATATAATTATAATTCTTTTGCAACTCGTCAACCTGTTACTGATTCTTCATCTTCTGGGTTTGTAGCTAGTGAGAGTACTCTTATTCAATTAGCTATGGATTTATATAATTTAAGTTACGAAGATGCTTTAGAGTTGATAAATACAGATTCTATTACCAAAGAAAAATTAACCTCTTTGTTGAATATAGATAGTTTTAGAATTACAGACAATACAACAGATTTTTCATTTGATTATACTTATACTCTTAATAGTAATTATATAAAGTTAAATGTTCGTAACGGGTATTTAATGATAGCATATCAAGCTATACCTACTGATTCAGACGGATATCCTTTAATACCCGATGACCCGGGTTATATAGAGGCTGTATATTGGTATATAAGAGTTAAACTTTTGTATCCAGAATGGGTTTCAGGAAGAATAACGGATAGAGTATATTATCATGCTGAACATAAGTGGAATTTTTATTGCAAACAAGCTTATGCAAATGTTATTATGCCTAATGCAGATCAGTTAGAAAGTATTAAAAATAAGTGGTTAGAGTTAGTGCCTGAATTAACTGATCATTCTACATTTTTTTCAACTTCTGGTCAAGAACAGAAAATTTATAATGATACTTTTTATAGAAATAGAGTAAATATTTTAACAGTTGGCTACTAAAGTTGTTACACACACTTTTAACGGTGGGATGAACAAGGACTTTGATAAAAGTATCATTCCAAATAATTCTTTTTATCATGCTGAAAATTTTAGATTAGTTGCTGATAAAGAAGGTAAGAAGACTATTCTCAAAAATAATAAGGGAATGTCTAATACTTATATTAAATTTCCTGTAACTGGAATACCGGTTACTGAGTATATTGTTGGGTATTGTTTAGTTAGGAATTATTTAGTTGTATTTACTTATGACGGTTCTTCAGTAAGTAGTATATATAAGGTAGAATTAGATGATAATGAAGAATTAGTTTCCGTTAGTACTGTTTTTGCTGATTATGATACAGAAGATGGAAGTACTTTAGGGTTTTCTTTAAGTAACAGAGTAAAAGCAGTTGGTCGATATGAGAATGATGATTTAATTAATGTTTATTGGTGTGATGGTAGCGAATTAAGTAGAAGAATAAATATTGCTACGAATAATACAACTGACGGACTACCTTATAGTGGAAGTAATGACTATGTATCTGTACATAAATTAGATTTTATAGATAAAGCCTATCTAAGAAAACCTGTAATAAATAAAATAACTGGTGGAAGTCTTATTACTGGCGTTGTTTATTATGCATATCAGTTTTTTAATTTGAACGGTAATGAAAGTTTGTATTCTCCCTTATCAGACAAGATAAGCGTTTCTACTTCATCATATGCTTTTGTTGATGCTTCAAAGTTTAGAGGAGGAGACAGTGGTGAGTATAGTGGAAAAGGGTTTAGACTAAGAATAGAAAATGATGATTCTTATGATTATGTTAGACTAATAAGAATTCATTATGAGGAATATAATGGAATTCCTACTATTTCTATTGTTAAGGAAGTCGAAGTAACTACTGGTACTTATTTATATATTACTGATAATGGAGTTACGGTAAGTGAAATAAGTTTAGAGGATTTTGTAACTTATAGTAATATTTTATTTTCTGCTAAAGAAATTACTACTAAAAATGATTATTTATTATTTGGTAATATAGAAGAAGATACTTTTGAAGTTGATTTCGATGTTAGGTCTTATAGGTTTAATTCTAGCGGTGTAGCTAAGTTATACCAATCAGATGGAAGTTATTATTATGTATATGCTGCCGGGGTTACTAGAACAGGTCAAGGAGGTCCAGCTACTTTAGGAGATTGGGAGTACTTTACTTCAGGTTCTGTATATACAGGAACTCATGGAACTGGGTGGACTGTTCCGGAGGACGCTGACTGTATAAATTATTTTAATAATATTTCAGTTGAAGGGTATTATTATCAAAATGATGCTAGTACAGTTGGGGGTTCTGGATTGAATGTAGAGTATGAATTTTTGTATGGTTATGGTTCAAATGTTATAACTATAGAATCTGATGCTTCTGTAACTAAAGGAGATATAAGAACTGGAGGAACTTATTCTGCTGGCGATTCTGGCGCAGAAAGTTTAGTGTTGTCTCAAGATGGAGTTAATTCTTATACTACTTATGCTAACCCTTTTAATGAAGATATTGTAGGTTATCAGCCTGATGAGGTATATCGTTTTGCTGTAGTATGCGGAGATGCTAAAGGGAGAGAAGCTACTGCCAAATGGATTGGGGATATTAGAATGCCTAGGTTAGAGCATTATGCTTCTGGTAGTAGAATATATAGAAGTGGTACAGATATTGTAGCAAATATATTAAATATAAAGTTTACTATCAGTAATTTACCTAGTGATGTAGAATATTTTAGAATAGTTAGAGCTGAAAGGACGAATGTCGATAAATCTGTGGTAGCATGTGGAGCTCTTAGTCATACTTATTATGATTCTGGGTTAAGTATGTATGTTTCTCCGATTGAAGCTAAATTATCTGGGGCTGCCGGATATTATGGAGGAGATAATCCTGATAATGATTTATTTTCTTTTATGTCCCCAGAAATAAATTATGGGCAATATCAATATACACAAGGGGATATGTTATATGTTTTATATGTTATGGATGATTATTGTAGTTATTATAGTACAGATAAATCTTTCATAAAATATAATTCTTATGTAAAACCTGGTACTTCAAATAGGCCTGTTTATGATATTGATGATTTAAAAATTCTTTCACCAAATCCGCCAACAGAAGATACAGAATATTCTATAGGAGTTTTTACTCCTTATGTTCATATGTGTACAGATAAAGGAGCTGATAGTCCTTTTTCAACTGATAAAGGTCCTTGTGGAACAGCTGCTATTTTAGATCTTACTTCTAATGTTACTGGACCAGATATTTATTATGCTGCTGATTTAACTAACGATCATTCTATATATTATGCTTGTATAAAAAGAAATGTAGATACTTCAAGATATGGGGGAATAACTTATACAGATAGATTTTTTAATGAATATTATCCCTGTTCAAACAGATATGATTCATCTTATGACGGGGTTCAGATAACAGTGTATGGAGGAGATTGTTATATAAATATGTTTGATCATCTTCGCTGTACTTATCATATAAATGAATCTTCTGGGGATAGGCGTATTCATGTTATGTATTTTCCAGTGGAATCTCAAATTAATCTTGCATATGATCATGGAGATTCTTATCATAGAATAAAGGGTAAAGTTGATGCTACTTGGGTTAGAGAAACAGCAGGGGAACATGATACTGCTTCTGGAACATTTGTTCAAGATAATGATTATTATTTATATAATACTGTTTATTCAATTGAACCTAAAGTTGAGTCAAGAATTTCTGAAACTTCTTTAGATTTTGATTTAACTAAATTTGACACAAGGGTATTAGTTTCAGATAAAAAATACAATAATGAAATTAGTGATAGTTGGACAAAATTTAGAGCAAATAATTTTTTAGATGTTGATAGTAACTATGGAGAGTTAACTAACTTATTTAATTTTAAGGATAAAGTATTTTACTTTCAACCAAATGGTTTTGGAGTTCTCTCTGTAAATGAAAGGTCTTTGATTTCTGATAATAATACTAATCAATTAGTATTAGGTACTGGAGGTGTTTTAGATAGGTATGATTATATTTCTAATACTTCTGGTTCTTCTAGTAGATTTGGAGTTGTAAAAAGTAAAAGAGGAATTTATTGGATTGATGAGAAACGTAAAGAAGTTTATTTTTTTAATGGTAATGAAAATAAAATTTCTAAGTTAAAAGGAGTAGATTCATATTTAAAGGGGTTAACTTCAATAGATTCTGTTGAAGGTACTTTTGATAATACTTATGATGATGTTTTATTCTCTATAACTAATGATGGGTCGAAGGAAAATACTTTAGTATATAATGAATTAGATGGAGTGTTTTGTCCTTTTTTTACGTACCAACCTTTTATGTTTATTACGTTAGATAAAAATGTTCTTTCAATTGAGGAACAAAATAGTAGTGGAGTGTATAAACACAATGTTTCAGATACTCGTTGTAGTTATTATAACAATGGAGTTTCTGATTCAAAGGTTACTTTCATATGTAATGAAAATTATCCATTTATTAAGGTGTGGGACAATATTGAATATTTTTCAGAAGTTAATTATATAAACGATACTACCGGGGTTAGGAAAAACTTATTTGATACTACGTTTACATATGCAAATTTTTACAATGATTATCAAAATACTGATACATGGGAAATGAAAAGTAATATCAGTATGAACAATAATGTACTTAAAGAACTAGCTTTGAAAAGACGAGAAAGAAATTGGACATTTGGTATTCCAAGAAACGCAGTTGATAAAGATGTATCTAATGATCCTGATATTTTTGATTCTTCAAATTTAGATACTACTCAAACTTTTAGAGAAAGAATGAGGAGTTCGTTTTTATATTGTAGTTTTATATATGAAAATAATTCTTCTACTGGGTATGAATTTTCTATACCTTATATGAATATTAAATATAGAATATCTAATAGATAATGGCTTGTAAAAGTAAACGAATAAGGCGAATGCAGTCTGGGGGAAATGTAAACCCTGTATCATTGATGTCTTCTGGAGCTAATCTTATTAATCAACTAGGCTCTAGTATTGGGGATTTAGTAGGTTTAAATGATTTGAGCGATGAAGGTTTTATGGATCCAAAGAAAGCTTTTGGTCAAGGGCTTTTAAAAAATATAGCGTTAGGACCTCTGTCTTTTATTGGAGCTTTTGGCGCTAAGCGTAAGGCAAAAAAATACAATGAGGAGTTAGAAAGACAACATGCAATGCAGCGTGAGGCAATGGATCCGACTAGGTCTTCGTACAATCCTTATGTCCCAATAATGCAGGATGGTGGAATGACATCAGATGTGGTAGAACTAGAAAAAGGTGAAGTTTATAGGACTCCAGATGGTAAACTTTATAAAATACCAGACAGTGCTCCTTCCCATGCACAAGGAGGAGTTATTACTCAGTTACCTAGTGGAACTGATGTATTAGGAAAATTAAGACCAGGAGGAGATAAAACTTATAAACAATTAGGCTCTAAATTAAAAAAGCTTCAAAATAAATATGAGGAATCTTTGTTAGAGAATCCAGTAGGTATAACATCTAATACTGCTGGTTTAATGTTAAATAAGATACAACGTAAGTTTGATGATTTATTTGAAGATCAACAAATACAAAATGGTGGAGAAAATAATATGGAAGAATTTGCTAAGGGAGGTAAATGGATTCAAAAAGCTACTGCCAGTATAAAACGTAGGGGAACTGAAGGAGTATGTACTGGTTCTAAATTTGGTAGTTCAAGTTGTCCTCCCGGGTCTAAAAGGTATAATTTAGCTAAAACTTTTCGTAAAATGGCTCGTAGTAGGAAAGGAGCTGAAGGTATGGAAGTATTTGCAGGTGGGGGATTATCTGGTGCAACAGACAGATATCCTAAAGGTAAAGGTAAAACTAAGGCTTATCCTATGGTTAAATCAGGTGATTTTGCTGGTGGAGGAAGATCATATCCTATACCTACTAAGGCAGATGCAGTTGATGCATTACGTTTAGCTGGACTGCATCATAGACCAGATGTTAAAGCAAAAGTATATCATAAATATCCTTCTTTGAAAAAAGGACAAGGGGGGATGAAAATATTACCAGGATACGAAGAAACTGAAGGTGCTTCTTTTTTCACCGAGAATCCTCAGTATATGAGAGACTTTCAGTCTTTTTATGGGATATCTCCTGATAATATATATGGACCAGAGACAAATAAAATGTTTCAAACTTATGGAAAAGATTATACAAGTAATTTGTTAACTCCTGTAACTCCCATTTCTGGAAAAATTAATCAAGGAAATCCATCTTTACCAATGACTCAAGGGTTGACTGATTATTTGAATACTATTCCTACTGCTCCAACTAGAGGTTTTGATTTTTCTAATATTCCTTACGAAGATATATTTAATACTGGTGCTACATTAGCTCCTATAGCTTATAATATCAGCCAAGGTTTAAAAAGTCCTACAAGGTTAAATGCTAGGGATTTTCAGAATCCTTATATAAGCGATATAAGAAATACATTGAAAAATAGAAAATTCAATATAAATCCTATATTAGAACGAAACAGATTAGCTCAATCTACGTATAATTATGGTGTGAGGCAAGCAGCTCCCAGTAAAGCAAGGTACTTAGCTAATCTACAGACTGGTCAAGCAGCAAGACAACGAGCTGATGCTGAAGCAATTGCTCAAAAACAAAATGTAGAAAATCAATATTTAAGGGATCAGGCTTTATTTGATATGTATTTAGGTAAAGATATTGCTACTACAAGATATAATGTAGCTGACATTAATTTAAGGAATGAAGCTGCTAGGAGAAAAATGATGGGTGCTGGTCTTTCTGGAATACAGCAATATGCTCAGCAAAGGAAGTTAATGAAAAATATGACTCAAAGAGATAAAGAAAAACTTGCATTATTAAGTTCTCTTATACCAAGTCTTTTATATAATTCTGATTTAGGTTTTACTTTTAAAGATTAATTCTTGTAATATGCCTTCAATATATGATGTTCCCGCAGAGAGTAACATAGTTAATACTTATGTTCCAATTCCATTTGAAGAGATAGTTCAAGCTGGTACAGCAAGACAACAGCGTTATGAACAAGGTTTGGCTGGGTTAGAACAAACTCAAGCTGAAGCTGAGTTATTAAGAGGTATGCCTGGGTATGATGAACAGTATATAAAAGAACAAGTAATTCCTACTATAAATGAGATTACTGAAAAATATATCAATAAGGATTTAAGTGATCCAATGATTGCTAAGCAAATAAGTAAGGAATTAAGAACTAAAGTAAGTAAAGGTAATATTAGTAAAATACAAGAGAGTTATAAAAATTATCAAAGTTATTTAAATACGTTAGCAAAGATGGGTGCGGCTGGTCGAACTCCAGTACCTGAATTGTTAACAGATCCCTCAAGACATAGCACTTTAAAGTCTGGAGTATTTGCAGCTATACCAGAAGCAGCTTTAGATATTGAAACTCAATCAGCTGAATATTTTAAGAATTTAGGAAGTCAATTATTAGGTCCAGCTTTTGAAATAGATCCTGTTACAGGTACAAGAGCTTATAGACAAGGTATTGTAGAATCAATGATTAGTGGACGTGCTGAAGAATCAATATCCAATTTCTTAAAAACCCCTGAAGGAAATCAATTAGTTAGGATTCAAAGGGCTAGGGGAGATCAAAGAAGCGCTGAAGACATTGCTTATGAAGAACTTTATAGATCTGGTATGGGTTTTGTAGGCTCTAATGTAGGTTTAATACCCGGCTCTGGTGGAAAAAAACAAGGTCCTATATTTCCTACTGTTGAAAGGGAAGTTCAATTACCTGCTCAAGAAGTTCCTAAAGAACGAAGAGTTCCTAGATTATTTATGAAGGGTATAGAAAAACAACAAGAAGAGTTGGCTAATTTACAATATCAAATTAATACATCAAGTCCAACAATTCGAGCAGAAAAACAAGCAGAATATGATCAATTAGCAGAAAAATTAAATAAGGATATAGCAGTATTAGATCAAGCTGTATCAGTAGTAAATACTGAGGTTAATGAGGGATATAGAACAGCTTTAGATGATTTAAAAATTGATTTGTTATCTAAAGGAATAAGTGGTGAAGTATTTGATAATATTGTAGAAAATATTGATTCTTTTATAATTAAGGACATTTCACAACGTAATGTATCTCCTACATATATATATGAGTCGATATATGGGGATAAACCCCATTCTTCTTATTCTGAAAAACTTGCTATTAACGAAGCTGTAACAAAATATAATAAGTATATAAGTAATTTAGAAAATAATGTAAATAAGAGAACTAAAGAAATATTAAAAGTAAGTCTTCCAGCTAGTTTAAAAGAATCAGTTACGGATGCTCCTCCAATTGTAATTTCTCAAGGAGTAGGTTATATTATTGATCCAGTTAGTGGAAAACAAATTCCTTCTGATATAGCGAGGATATTTAAAGATGTTACTACATTAGTTAAAGATCAAAAAGTAGAATGGATAGCAGGTGAAAAGGATGATAAACTTAAGAAATTTCAAGAGGCTGATGATTATTATATCATGGGACCTTCTATAAGTATAACTAGTAAGGGTCCTTTTTTGGCTGTTGAAACTATGGATGTTAAAAAAAATAAAGATGGAATTAAAACTTCTAAACCTAAAGCAACCTATAAGGTATTTCTTCCAAATCAAAGTGATATTCAATCAGTAGTAAGGGATTTTTCTATACTTGGGTATACAAAAACTGCAAGGAGATGGGATTATCCTAATGTTAGTTTAGATATTGAAAAAGGATGGAATAACCCTAAGGATGTAAAAGAGGGTTATAATTTCAAAGTAGAATTATCTAAACACAAAATAGTTGGTGATAAATACGTACCTTTACCAAAAACTGCTTACGTAACAGTTGTTAAAAGAGGTAATGGGTATAAGCTATTAGATCCGGATACAAAAGAAGAAAGTAAAAGAACATATACAACAAGGGAAGATTTAGAAAAAGCAATATACGACATGAGGGTTATAAATAAGTATAGTCCTGTTTAATAAACATATTTAAATATTAATTATGGCTTTAAAATTTCCAGAAGATGAAGTTTTGGGTACGGAACCAGTAGATCCTACTACTGGTTTACTTTTTCCTGAAGATGAACCTTATTCGACTTTTACAGGTACAGTAGAAAGTACTTTTGATATAAGGCCTTATAAACGATTTTTTGAAGGGAAAGTACATCCTGAATTTGGCCAAGATTATTTAGATAGAGTTAGGGCTGAGAGACAATCAGGTACTGAACAATTTGGGGCTTTTCTTAATCAAGCAATTGTTGGGGAAATAGTTGGTGGTACTTTGGAAGGTGCTGGGTATTTGTTAGATGTTGATCAAACTGTAAATATACTTAACGATGTTGAACAAGATTGGGGTAATTGGTTAAGTGATATAGGTAAAGATCTTCGAACTTGGTCACAAGAAGCTACTCCTATTTATACTACATACGAGCCTGGTCAATTTAGACCTGATAAATGGTCTTGGTGGATGTCAAACGGTCCTTCAGTTGCTAGTACATTGTCTTTATTAGTACCTACATTAGGCGCCACAAAAGGTATTAGTATGTTAGGCAAAGCGGCTGATATATCCTTAAATATGGGTAAGAAGGCTAAGTGGCTCTCCACTGGTATCGGCCAGGCTGTTGTTTCTAGACTTATGGAGAATGGTATGGAAGCTGCTGGGAAATATGACGAAATTGAACAACGAAATCTTCAAGCAGGCATGTCTCCTAATGAAGCTAAAAAGAATGCTTCAATTGCTGCTTCAGATATATGGAATAAAAACTGGGTACTTATGGCTCAGGATATTCCACAATATTTAATTTTAGGTAAAGCGTTTGGCAAAGCTAGTAAACCTGCTACTTTAGAGATGAGTAAAAGTATGGGGTTTGATTTAAGCCCTATTTTAGCTCGTAAGGGGGCACTTCTTTTAGAAGATGCTATTACAGAAGGTGGTGAAGAAGTAATGCAGTATATCGTCTCTGAGAACGCTGATTACTTGTCTCGTGCTTCATTAGACCCCACTGTTACAAAAAAATCAATTAGTGATTATTTAGGGGAAGGTGAGTTATGGACTAGTTTTACTATGGGAGCTTTAGGGTCTACAGTATTTCAAACTGTTGGTAGACGTATAAATAAAGCTATATTTGGGGAAGATCCGGTTGACCAGGCTAGAATTAATAATATTAATACTTGGGCTCCCTTAATAAAGTTATATGGTACATCTGCTAGGATAGCTGAAGAGAGGGGTGATATTTTAGGAGCTCAATCTTTGAAAGTTAGGCATGCTTCTGAAATGGCTGCCAAAGCTTCAGAAGTAGGTAACTTACAATTTTCTATAGATTTTCTTACTGCTATAAAAAATGCATCAACTGAAGAATTACAAAATTTTAATTTAGATGAAGCAGATGCCGAGTTTATAAAAACTAATTATGATGAGCTAGTAGATGTTACTAAGAAGGTAGGAAATTATTTTGAATCTTATACTAAAGATAATTATGATTTTGACATAGCTTCAAGATTAGCAAGAGCTGAAGTTGAACGAGAATTATTAATGGAACTATCAGAAAAGTATAGGGGAGAAGCTCAAGCATTAAATTCTAAGATACCAATTTATACAGATAAGGATGATAAAGGTAATTCTATACTATCTATTACTGGTAAAACATTAGTAAATTTATCTAGTCAACTTGCTCGTAAATGGAGGATTCTTACTCAAACAAATATTTCTTTAAAAAGTGATTATATTGATAATCCCGTTTATTATCAAAATAGGGGAGGAGAAATTGAAAAGGAAATTCTTGACCTAAAGAAAGAAATTTCAAAAATATATATAGATGAATACAGTAATGAAGACAAGAAGAAAGATTCAAAATATTTAAACATTTCAAAAAAAGGAGATAGTGTTTATATAAATATAAGAGAGGATAAAGAATTTACTCCTTTTAAAGATCAACAAGAATTATATGCAAAAGCAGATTTCACCAGAGAAGGAGCTCTTATACAAGAAAATACAATAAAAGCTCAGAAAGAATTACAAGCTGAACGTAATGCTGGTACAAAACAAAAGCCTGTTACACCAACGGAGCCTGTTACAGAACCTGAAGAAAAGCCTGTAGTTAAGCCTGAAGAAATTTCTGAAGAACAGCGTGTTGCTGATATTGAAAATCGTAGGCGTATTACAAATGAAAATTTTTATGTAGAACAAGATGAAAAAGGATTATATGAGTACTATATTAATCCTGAAGGAAGAACCGAAGAAATAAGGGGAAAATCAGAAAAGGATATACGTGATAAAATAAACGCTAAGTATGACGCAGAATTAGAAGAAATTAAACCAGGAATTAAAGAAAAAAGGAAAAAAACAAAAGAAAAAGCTGAGAATATAATTAAAAAAGAACCTGCTAAAGCAGCTAAAAATCTTTTAATTTCTACTCCTTTTAGTAAGATAGAAGATATATCTTCTATTGTTGGTACTAAAGTTACATATGCAAATAAGGAGTGGCAAGTTGTAACAGATGGTTCTGAAGTTTTATTGGAAGATGAAAAAGGTAGTAGGTATTTTGTTGCTTACTCCAATGCTGATATTTCTTTAGAGAGTAAAGGCATACAACCTATTCAAGGGGATGAAATTTTTGATATAAAAGTATCTATTATTACTGATAACGTAGGATTGAATATTCAAGGTAAAGAACATACTTTTGCTACTTATAATATATTAGAATCAATTACTGAAGATAAAGAAGGTAATCCTATTTTTGTTACCTTACTAGATGATAAAAAAAATAAAGTAACTTATGAAGCAGTTGATAATGATAATTTAGTGAATGAAATAGCTTCAGCTATTGCTATAATAGAAGAATCTAGGGTAGCTGCTTTAAACAAGTTTAGGGAATCTGAACAACATCCTGTATTTTATAAATTTGAAAATAAAGAGTATAGGGTATATTATAATGGTAGAAATTGGTTACCTGTTAGTCTTTCTTCAAGGGTTGTCATGAAAGATTCTCCATTTAAGAAAAGATTATTAAATAACTTTTTTACGGATTTAAATATTATTATAAACGATGAAATTACCGAAAATATTAGACAAGGATCTTCGAAAGAAATTAATAACTCTCCCGACGTTACAGCGTTATTTATATCTGAGGAAGATACAATTAAAAAGGTTGAGTCGACTACTGAATCCAGGGATAAAGGGTCAAAGTCTGCAAAGGATGTAGTTGATGCTAAAGCAGAAAGTTTAACTGACGCTTTATTAGAAGCAGAGGCTATGGCGGAACAACGAGCCTTTGAGGCTTCATTAGAAGGTTATAGAGACATTGAAGTAACTGATGAAGTCCCCGTTATTACAAAAGATCAAACGTACGTGTATGAGCCTGAAAATAACCTCTATGGCGATTTTACTCAATTGGTATATTTAGCTAATAAAGAAAAGGAATTAAATGAGTATTTATCAAATCCAGATAATGATTTAAAAAATAATTATATAGAATTTGAGATAGATTATGATTCTGATTATGCTAAAGAATGGTGGGCAAATAAAACAGAGTTAAAAACTAAAGTTCAAAAAGGAAATAAATTTGTTTTAGAGATTGAAGATATAAATAATTATAACTCATTCATAGACGAAGTTCCTGTAATAGGTAAATTGTATGATTCAAAAGGTAATCAAATAGAAGGACATCTTTATTTACGTAGATCTTCTAATACAGATGTACTTAGTCCTGAAAAGTATCAGGGAGATATAAGAGATAAAACTAGGGAAGTAAGATCAAAAGTACTAAATTCTATTTTAGAAGGTAATAAAGTAAGAATTAAAAGACTTAGTAAAGATAGGGGTTACCCAAATGTTGTAGCTGAAAATATTTTAGTAAAGGATGCTCTGCGTATAGATACTTCAAAAGCTGAGTTAGGTGTTAGTACAAAAGATGGTAGTATAAGGGGATTGAATAATGAAATATTTGAAGGTATAAGTAGTTCTACTGGGGGTAATGTTTTTATAAGAACTAATTTAACTAGTAACAAAGAATATAGAGCGTTAAATTTAAACCCTAGTAAACTTTCTAATGAGCATGCCGGTGTAGTATTTGATGTATTTTCTAACTTACTGTCAAGACCTGGGACAAGGCCCAGTGTTAAACGTCAAATAAAAGTTGCAAATGTAGAAGGGTTAGCTACAGCTGAAAAAATACTAGATTTATTAGTTAATTATGGACCCCATACTAAACAAAAGAAAACGGTAGTTAATCCGAATCTCATTGACAAACAGTTGTATTATGAAGGGAAAGTTTTACATTATGGCAACAAATCTTTTAACTTTGTTGGCAAGAATGAAAACCAAATAGCACAAGAGAGACAAAAATTTATTGATTGGGCTGTAATATATAAAAACTATGGGATTAGTTTTAATCATTTTGGTACTACTTTTGAGAATAATTTTTCAATAGGTTCGTTAAAAGGTAAAGAAGGACAAACCTATGAAAGTTATGTATTAGATAATGGTTTTGTAAAAACTAATGCAAGATATAATCTTAAGACTAATAGTGCTTATCATAAGCCAGCTTTGTTTGTACATTTTGATAATATTAATTCTACTGAAACTATAACTGAAAAACCTACTAAAGAAGAAGAAAAACCGAAAGGGGAAACTTTAGATGATATTAGAAATGAGTTTTGGAGTATCAATCATTTTTATAAAAAGGAAGTAGATTACCAAAAGATAGATTTAAATAAAGAATTAAAACATGTAAAACGTCAAATTGGCAAAAATGTTTCAATTCAAGTAGTTAATGATTTAATTAGGGTTTCAAATGAAATTGGTAATGAAACTGCTTTTGGGTTAGTAAAAAATGCTGCTATAAAAATAAGTACAGAAGCCAAAGAAGGTACTGGGTATCATGAGGCTTTTCATTTTGTAACTTTATATTATTTGACTGATAAGCAACGAGCTGAACTTTATGATGACGCTAGGTTATCATATAATTTAGGAGAATCTTCTGATAAATATGTTAATGAAAAATTAGCGGAAGAATATGAAATTTATATACTGACTAATCAAAAAGTAAAACCTTTATCTGAGAAGATAGCAGATTTTTTTGCAAAATTATGGAATTTTATTAAGTCTGTATTCGTAGATAATACTAAGATTTCTGATTTAACAGTTAAAAAATTATTTAAATCTATTGAACAAAATAAATTTTCAAGAGCTAAGGTTAAACCAGAAAATTTAGAAAAGTTTGGGAGTATAGACTATCTTAAAAAAATAGCTGGATTTAATAATGAACAAATACGTAATATTACTAGTGGTTTAATATATCAAGTATTAGTTTTAAATGGTGTAAGTAATATTAATAATATAGATAACATAAAATATCAGCCTGTATATGATTGGGTATTAAATAGAAAAAATAGATTTAAAGAATTAGCTGAAAAAATTTCTAAAGATAAAAGTAGACAAGAGGAATATAAAGAAACAATTAGGTTACAAGAAGTATATCAAGACATATTAAACAATTTTCCAAAATTTGTCGAATATATGGATGATATGTTACTTGGAATGAATATTCATAAAAGGATAGAAAATGATGAAGATGATGTAGCTGCTTATAACGATGAAAATGAGGATTATGAATCAAATAATTTTGAAAAATATCAAAAAGCTTCCTATGAGTATTCAGGTAGAGACAACATACTTTCTAATATAAAGATGTTTATTGCTACTATACCTGTTGAAAGAAAGATAGATTCATACTCAGCTATGCCTATATTTGAAGATTTTAATACATCATGGTCTAAATTGATGTTTTTACTTTGGAATTCTTCAAATATATATGAAATGATAGATACCTTAAAATTAAAAGCTAATAATTCAACAGATGATTATTACAATACTCTATTGTATGGCATAACAAATGCTAAAGGAGATTTAATAAAGCCTGGTTTAATAAATGGAGATGAGGAGTTGAGGACTCAGTTTCAGGTATCTGTTATGAAACATCGTCATAATTTTATAAACTTTTTATACAACAAGAATACAAAAGGGATGTTAGTAGTTGATGCTAACGTACGAAAACTTTCAAGTCAGTATTTGTTTGATTGGAATAATAGATTAGTAGAAGATGATGCTTTTTTTGAAGGTTCTGAACGAAAATATAATAAACAACATTTGTTAAAAATTATTTCAGAATATACTTCCTTTTCAAAGATAGTACGTGAAGAATTTTCTAGGAATGGTTTAACTTTACCTAACATACAACAACATACTACAAAATTATTATCTTTATTAAATAAGTTACATATAAATATAACAGAGGATACTTTAGTAGCTTTTCTTACTCAAAAGAAAGGAAGTTACGATAAAAATTTTATTGATTTATTAAGCGGTAAAAATTCTTTAGAACTTGTTTTTGGTACTAAGGGCACTTTATGGAAATTGTTTTCAAATCAAAATGTACCTAAAAATGCGACTATAGATAATGTTTATAGTTATGAAAGTATTATAAGGGATTTTGCTAATTTACAGGCTGAACTTTCACCTGATGCATTAGATGATACTATATTAGGTCCTGACAATAACATATATTATGTTTACTCACAGAATACTTATTTAACAGATACTCTAAGGGATTTAGTAAAAGATCCTGATTTAATTACTAAAAGAAGTAAAGTTGTTTACAATAAAAATTCTAGGTTTTATAAGGAATTAATCGAAGGTACTAAACCTCAAGTTACTACAATGTCAGCTCTTAGAATTCCTGGTATATCTAATACTGGGTATTTAGAGTTATCTAGGGATATGGATTATTTAGTAAAACTTAATGCGGTTTTACAGGGTTATTTACCATTACCTACTTTAGCTGACAGGCGTTCATTTTTCTTTTATAAGGGATTTAAAACATTAAAAGAAGAATTTTCTGACATACAATTAGACGAGAAAGGTAATATAGTAATACCTAAAAAAGTAATAGATGTTTTTAAAGGGTATGCAGAAGATGAGTATAATAGGATAAATCAAGCAAAACAACAAATTGAAGACGCTAAGAAGAACGGATATAAAGGTTTAATAGAGAATTATCATTATGAAAAATTTGATAGTTATGGTAACCCTGTTGAAGGTAATGCTTTAAAATTTGTTTTATTTAAAGAGTTTAATAAAACAACTTATAATTTAAATAAAGTAGAAAAAATAATAAAAGATAGAATTAGAGATTCTTTGAATTATGCTAAAGAATTAGGGGTTATTAATATTAAATTAATTGGTGGAAAAGAAATATATACAAATAATTTACTTGATAAAAAAGTAATAAAAGGTTATAAAGATAAGTATGGATTAGGGGAAAGTGAAGCAATATACACAATAATTAGTGAATTTACTACTTCTTATATGATGTCTATTATTGAAACTCAAAAGTTGTTATCAGGCGATCCTGCTTTTTATAAACATAGTAAAGTTAATGGTGATATTGTTGATGACTTTATTAAAAGAGTTAGTGTGCTAGCTGCTCCTGGAGATAATTACAGGACAGACTATAAAGAAGGAGAATTTGCTGGTAAAACTAAGTATAATGTAGTTACGTTGGCTACTCAAAAATATAATAGTGAAGAAATATATAATAAATTAAAACCAAAATTTATAAAATTATTAAAAAAAATAGACCCAAATATATCCGATCAAGCAGCTCTATTATTAGCCGAAGATAAATTGAAAGCTTATAAAAATGTAGATGTAACTGATGCTCAGGTGTATATTACTCCTGAGTTTTATAGAGAGCTTTCTATTAGAATAGGAGAATGGTCTAAAGGTAAACAGGATGCTTTTGACTTATTAATGTCTGATAAAGAATTAACTCCAGAAGAAGAGTTGAAAGCTTCAGGAGTAATAATGCAACCTCTTAAGCCGGTATATTTTGGAATCGAACAAACAAACAATTTAAATATACCTGTATATGACAAAATGTCAATGGCTGTTTTATTACCTAGATATATAGATAAAAAATCAAAAATAAGACCTCTTATTGATAAGATGAGAGAAGAAGGGATTGATGTCGTTAAATTTGATTCTGCTGTTAAAGTTGGTAATAGGGACAGTATAAAGTATTTTAAATCTGATGGTAGTGTTAATACTACAGCTTTAAAAGATATTAAAAAGGTAGTTCATAAACAAAGTTTTAGAAATTTAAGAAGACAACAAATAACTGATGTACATGAAGCTTCTAAAAGATTAATTGGAACGCAGCTTAGAAAAATGGTATACGCTAACCTTCATCTTGAAAAAGAAGTATATAAATTTAGAGGTAGAGATATTACAGGTAAAGAATTAGCTAATATAATTAGTAAAACATTTAATGCGTTATCAAATAAAGGCAAAGCTGAATTTAAAGAAAAACTAGGTATAGATGAAAACGATAAAGTAGATGAAGTTAAACTTCGTCGAATGTTAAGAAGTGATGCTGTTAAAGGTAATATGCCTTATAATGTTATAGAAGCTTTAGAAGAAGGAATTCAGTTAGACACTTTACCAGATAGAAAATGGGTAGAGAGTAGACTTATTGCTCTTAATACTAAACATACTATTCATTTAAAATCAAAAGGGGATGCATACATTCAAGTATCAAACTTTGGACTACATACTGTAGAAAGCGATAGACTAAATTTAATAGATTCTTCTGGTAAAATGGAAGTAATGATGTCTGTACAAATGTTTAAAGATGTTATTCCTAATTACAATAAAAAGACTTTTGAACAAAAGAAGAAATGGTTAGAGAAGAATTTAGAAGGAATTGGTTATCGTATTCCTACTCAAGGACCTAATTCTGTTGTTGTATTTTCAGTTAAAGATTTTTTGCCAGAAAATACAGGTAATACCATTATATTACCATCAGAATTTACTGCATTAACAGGGTCTGACTTTGATATTGATAAGATATTTATAGCTCGTTATAATTATAACAGAAAAGGAAATAAGGTAGAATTTATTGAAGGGGATGAAGGTGATTTAGTTACAGAGGCTTCTACTTGGGAACGTATATACCAACAATTATATCAAGATAAAATATTTTTAAGGGAAGAGTTACAAGAAGTAAAAGAAAAAGTAGCTTCAAAAATATTACTTAATAAAGAAAAATATGGTATTTTATTTGCTGAAGAATTAACAAATGAGAATTATAAAAGTATGGTAAATACTTTAATGTCTTTACGACAAGAAGTATTAGATGATTGGAATATTAAAAATATAACCCCCGAACAAGTAGATTCATTACTTGAAGATTTAAATAAAATTCCTGATTTTGATGAATGGGTTAATAAAAATAAAAAAACTTCTGTTTATGATTTAAATTCGAAAGAAGCTGTAGAAAACAGATTATTAGATACTATGTTTACAGTATTTACTAATGAGGAACATTTAATGGATACTAAAACTCCTTTAGATCGTTTTACTAGTGATTTGAAAGAAATAGCTAGTGAATTAAAAAAATTAGAAGGAAAAACTAAATCTTTACAGTCATTAGAAGGAATAGCTCCAACATATCAAATAGAAGCTAAAGTTAATTATACGGAAGGTAAAGGGGGTATTGGGCCATTTGCATTAAATAATGTTCATCACGCATTAGCTCAAATATCTGATTTAAAGATAAAATTTAGGGAATATTTTAAAGATGGAAGTTTTAGGGAATTTCTTATAGGCAATAATGACGGTAAGTGGGTAAATGTAGGAGGAATAATTGGTAAAGACGGTATAAATATATTAGATTGGTTTTCAGCTCTAATTAGTGCTCATGTTGATGTAGCTAAAGATCCTTATATTTTTGATATAAATGTAGTACCAACTACTTATAATGTTGTTTCATTGTTACTTCGATCAGGTATTGGTAAGAATACTTTTTGGTTTATAAATCAACCTCTTATAAAAGATAACAAATATGATTTGGAAGATAAAAATAAGCTTTATAATATTGCTGAAAAAAATAAACTTAAGGCAGTATATCTTGCTAAAAAGGAAGGTATGTCTAAGGAAGATGTAGAAAAAATATTTAATTATAATGCTTTACCAAAGAATGCTTTAGGATACAGTGAAAATACTTATAAGAATTTTATAAAAGGTGATAAAGATTGGAAGTGGTATGCTACTCAAGGAGGTTTATTAAAAGCATACGCTAGAATGCTTGAGCCTGCTAATTTATTAAGTAAAATAGTATTAAGTACTAGAACTGATACTAGAGGAATAGGTAAAAATTTAGCTGCTGTAAAAAGATATAATGTAAATTTAGAAGAATTAATGTTAAGAGATGATGTTCTAAATCTTGATAAGTTTATGAATGAATCTTTCTTACAAACTTTTCATGATAATAGTGCGGCTTACATTTCTACTGTATATTCAGGGTTAATGATATCTTCAACTAAACAATTTAATACATTAGTAGATAGGATTATAAGTGATACAAATGTAAATAGTCGAAATCCTCGTATTATGAAAGTAATAGAAGATGAATTATTTACTTCTATAGTATCAGAATATTTTACTTCACTTGATGGTTTCGGTTTATCTAAAGAAGATATATTAAATTTATTTGAAGGTAAAAATTCTTTACCAAAAAGATTATATGATT